GCTTTAATCCTTAACGTTAAGCGTTAATGAATCATACACCGACTGGCTGTGCCGTCAACACGCCGCGACCGCATGCTCTGCTTGAGCCAACGGAGAGAGCCGTAGCGCTGACTCGAGGTGATCCGGCGACAGATGCGCGTAACGCATCGTCATAGTGATCGACGAGTGCCCCAGGATTCGCTGCAGGCTGAGAATGTCGCCACCGGCCATCATGTAATGACTGGCGAAGGTGTGCCGCAGGATGTGGGTCATCTGCCCTGGCGTATTGAACCCGCATCGTTTGTAGGCGCTTCGAAATGCGGAGCGGCAAGACATGAACAGCCGACCGTTTCCCGGCATGCCCAGCTTCAATGCCAGCTCTTCAACGTCCTTCGGTATCGGCACCGATCTGGACTGACGGTTCTTGGTCCGGTGAAAGTGCGCCTTACCACCGTAGATCGCGGATCGAGCGAGCGTTTCGGCCTCATCCCAACGAGCACCAGTGGCCAAGCAAAGCAGCGCAACGGGGTACGTGTGGTTGTTGATTGATCGCTTGCACTCTTCGAGTAGCTGGCGGATCTGCGGCAAGGAAAGAAATGTCAGCTCTACTTGGTCCGTCTTGATCTGACGAATGCTGCCGAGTGGATTTTTACCTACCCACGCGCCAAGTCGTAGCAGCTCCGAAAACACCGCCGACAGGTAGCGCTGTTCATGGTTAACCGTATGCGGCGAAGCGACCTTCAAACGCTGCTGGCGATAGCGCGCCCAAGCCAACGCGTCGAATTCAGTGGCGAGAGGATCGCCCAGCCGTTCTGCGATCGCCAAGGTTCTAGCCAAGCGGGTCTTCTCGTCCTTGAGCGTACAACCGTGCAACTGGTGCCAGAGCTTGATCAGATCCGATAGCCGATCATCCAACGGGCGCCCGGTTTCTTTCAGACTGTTTAAGAACTCGGTTTCATAGCGTTGCGCAGCCGCTTTTGTCAGGAAGCCTTTCTTGCGGATCCTCCGCCCCGCCCTTCCATTCTCATAGAAGTCAGCAGTCCAGGTTTTCCCATCCTTCCTTGCCGTCATACAGCACGCCCCCACCGAACATGCCGCTCTTGCAGCAGGTTCTTGATGTGCTTGTACAGGTCGCGCTCGCTCATATCCTTCGAGGCGTAATGGTCGCGAATCACCGGCCAGCACTCCCATTCGCGCAGCCGGTCGAAGGCTTGTTTAGCGCCCACTCGCTCCCGTGCCAGCAGGCTTACGAAGTTTCCCAGGAACAGCTCAACGTTCTTGCCACTGAAGCCGCGGCTGGTCTTGTAGTACCGCTTGTATTCGGTTTCATCGACCAGGGAGTCGATGGGCAAATCGACGCGAACATCATCCCGAATGAGCGTCCAAATCGGTTCGTATTGCCCAGGACGATGCAGCAACTTGAACTGGCGTAGGCCGTAGCGCCACAGGCCGTCTAGATGGGGCGCGAAGGCTGCGAACGAATCCGTCTCGATGGCTTCGCCAGTCTTTGCGCTGATCGAGCCGCTAGCGAACTGTTGAATGACCGAATGGTGATAGCGCAGCTCGATACGCCACACATCAGAATCGGGATCGTAGTTATCTGGATCGGTCGCATCGAATGAATCCCTGCGACGCCAGACGCTTTCCCAGAAATCGAGCTTGTCATGAGCGCGAGCCTGGAGTGTCTTGTTGTAGATGCCGAGCTGAACCCCATTAGCTGAGCCAAATAGAAAGGATTGGCCCTTGCCGTAGGTGGCTGACTCCATCGTCCACTGAATTTCTTTGATCCCAGAAATATCACGCACAGCGCGTGCGCGGCAGTGCATACGGGCGGTCAGGTCAGTCGGCGGCTCCCAGCCCTGAATATCCAATGCGAGGTGAACGGCGCACTGGTTGCGTTCCCGATGAGTCATAACCGCTGCGGCGTAATAGTCCATCCGTTCTTGCAGGCGCTCTGGCGACAGCGCGTCGATGGCATGAGGTGATACCTCGATTTTCAGGTGCGGCCCGATTTGCTCTAGCTTGGCGTTGAAGTTTTTGATCAGCAGGATGAAGCCGAGGTCAGCGTTCTGGAGCTTGTATTGGTAACCCGAGTCACGGCCAACACGCCCCGCATGCCAAAACTCGCCGGCGAATTCGACCATCGCGCCCGGCTTCTCGAAGAGCGCCATGATTTCCGGGCGGATCAACCCGCGATAGAGCTGACGGACCGTATCGACACCACAACGGAGCAGCCGAACACCCGATAGATCGACTATCCGAGCGGTGCCCGAATCAACAAACAGTCGGCTGCGACAATCTTCCAAGCCAGTCAGGATGTCGATTCTTTTGAAATCCTTATTCGCCATTCCGCTTTCCCCTTCACTCTGGATTACTCTGGTTTCTTACTAGGGTTTATCTGACGTGCTACAGGGACGTCAGCGCGCGAGCACGCCGGCTCGTGACTCGCCGTGCGTGCAGTGACGCGCTGACGGTCATCACCACAGGAATTGCCCCTTCTGGTACGGAACGACGGTCAAACTGCCGCCGCCCGATGGCTGAGCGACCACGGGCTGTGCGGCAGGCTGAGAGGGTCGTTGGGGGCTTTGAGCTTCTGGACGCTGAGAGCTGCCGGAGCGGTCGGGAATGGTCGGATCAAAAAAGCCGTACTCAACCACCCGATTGCAGAAGGCGAAGTCGGTTTCGATGCGGGTGCTCTGCTGCGTGTAGCACTGGCACACGGTAGGGACGCCATTCACCACGGCATGCGCCATACGCCCGAACTCTCGTGCATAGGTGTCGGGATCAGTGCTGGACATGCAGTAGAGCCGAGGGAATGAGACAGGCCGCGTCAGCTCATCGTAGATAGGCGCTGAGGCCGGTATCTGCGGCACCCGAGGGACCCGGCGCCCGATATAACTGGCGATCGTTTCGGGAGCGCTAGCCTGACCATCCCCCGCGGGGCGGATAAACGCGCCTACGGTATCCCGCACCTGATCGACCATGCTTCCAGGCGCGCCACCATCGGCGACGGGCGCGGCCTTTCCGCCGTTGTAGCGCTCATAAACACGATAAAAGAGAACTGCGGCACCGATGATCACGCACACCGCCAAAATGAACTTGGTCGGCACCTTGGTCTGGAAGTGGTGCTTGGCGTTGGTGCTGGTGTAAGCGCCGAAGTAGCGCTTATCCAGGCGCAGCGACTTCTTGTCGGCATCCTTGAAGCTGGTTTTGACTTCGACCTTTTCCACCACGACTTCGGACTCGAAGCGCAGCAGCTGGGCCGACTTGAACACCCGCCAGTAGTGGATATGACTGTTGCACAGGCGGCGCAGGTGCACATCCAGATAGCGCGGGTCTTGCGTGACCAGATGCACTTCGTGGCCCTGGTGACGCATGGTCTCGAAACGGGTGATGTGCTCAGGTGGACGAGCTCGTGGATCTCGAGCACCGAACCAGCCTTGGGCCTCGTCCACGACGATGACCGAATCGCTCGGAAGCTCGAACCACTTTTCGGGATCTTCAAACTCGAACCATTGCGCTTGCAGCTGCTCAGGCTTGAGGCCGTTGATGTTGTGGTAATAGACCACGCGGCCTTGGGCGTGGGCGTTCTGATCCACTTCGCGGATGGTATTGAGGGTCTTGCCGTGGCCGGGTTTGCCGGTGCGGATAACGAGCATGGCGCCTCCTTAGGCTTCAATGGAGGTGCCGCCCGGCTTATGCCAGACCTGAGCACGACGGCGGTCAGTGGCCTTGTCGATCCCGGCCAGGATGAAGCGCGTGGAGATCGCCGCGAAATACAGGTTCACCACCACATCGAACTTGGCGAGTCCGAGAATGCCTTGGATCACCGGCCCCACTTCACCCATCAGGCCGAACAGGTAGTCCTGGGCTTGGCCAATGATCAAGTTGAAGCCCATATAGGTGACAAAGCCGAAGCCGATCATTTTCAGCACCATTTTCACCAGCGGACCAAGGACGATGACGA